GGATAAGATAATGATGGACAGAGTGATATTCACTCTTGAATCAACGAAGACAATTAAGATGATTAGAAGACCTGGAGCAGATGATATTATTAAAGTGTTAGCGCAGATTGATTAAAGGAAAAATGATATGAATAGAAGAAGTTGCTTAAAGAGATCTATTATGCTTGCTGGTTTAGTAGCTATCAAACCTATTGAATTATTAAATAATATACCTACAGTAAAAAAGATTATAGATCCAACTAAAATAGAAGGTTGGCATAAGAAGATTCTTGATTTATATCCAAGCAATGAATTACCACTAACTAAATTAATCTATAAGACAAGAATGAAAATAGATGACCCAAAATTTACTTGGTGGAATAAATAAGATTGATTAATAATTAAACGATCTTACTCCTCACCCATTTGTTTCATAACTTCAGAGCGAAATTCTTTAGAAATAATTCCTTTAGTTCTAGCAACAATAGCATATTCTTTCCAGAGTTGAGTTCTCTCTGCATCATTAGAATCTCTATACCTATCAACAAACATCTCAGCTCTAACCTCTGTATTCAATCCCTTCAATCGTTTCCAGAAGGATTTCTCAGGCAGAGTTTTAATGGCCTCTTCATATTTAAACCTATCAATCAATCTATCGTAGGTATCTTTATCTTTGAATGATTGAGCATATTTAATAACCTCCTTCCTTGTCCCAATATCTTCATACAAATAAGCATCAACCAGAGTATCCATACCCCTATTTTCAACAAACCTTTCAATGACATTCTCTTCCTCAGCACCTTCAATCTTAGTCGCATGTTTTGAATAGGGATTAGTCACACCGAAGAATCTTTTAACAACTGGAACCTGTGACAACACCATTGCTATGTGTTGTTCTTTCTGATCTTTACTCAACCCTCTAAGTGAATCATATCCTTGACCAAGTAAGTAAGACCAAACTGTACCATTGGTTACTAATTCCTCTATAGCAAACTGAGTTCTATCAGGTGACAATCCAGTTACCTTACCTAGATCCTTATAGGCTTGTGGAGTTCTATCTGTAAATTCCTGTGCAGAATTTGGATAACTAAAAGGTTTATCAGTCTGTCTCCAAATATCTTCATTCAACCAAAAGTCTTTATTAGTCATATAGCCAAGTGCACCACTAATACTCGGTGGAAGTTCAGTAACTCCAACAGGAGATTGTTCCTTTAATGAATCAACTACTGAATCAATATCTATATCCTTCCCCATTGATTTATTAGCAGCTGCTTCGAAGAATGTTTTGAAGAATTTTTGTCCAGGATCTACAGGAATCTTTACGTAAAGATATCTGGTCTGCCCTTGGTTGTCAATGAAAGAAAATTGATCTCCTAGAGGTATAGTCATGTTATTTTGTAGATCAATATTACCTTGCAAATCCTTCATTGTTTCAGGAGCTAGTTTCCATGCAGCAATGGTAAGTCCAGTTGTCAACGCTGCAAATTGAGCTAGCTTGTATGTAGATGACATTGCACTACCACTACCAGGTTTAAAGGATCTAAACAGTCCTCTAGTTCCCTGTATAGCTGCATTCAGATATGGAAAGGCATTGTCAGCAGCTTTGGCCACTCCACCACCTTGTCCAAAGTCCATGTAATCCCTAGCAACAAATGTACCTTCACGAGTTATTTCTTTAACCTTTCTCGCTTCCTCCATTGTCAAGCCTTGCTCTTTAGCGCGCCTTCTAATAACCCTATCTCTAATTGCAAGCCTAGTCATTATCTCTGAAGTCTCACCAAAGTAACCTAGGTAATCATATACTTTATCCACCTTCCCTTCAATATGCCTACCCCTTTGTAACAATCTACCTTGGTGGACTAGAAATTCCATGCCACCACCTTCCTTAATATACTGTTGGTATCTAGGTCCTTTAGTAGCAGCATCTGAGAATACATTTGATAGATCTCTTCCTATCTGAAGTGGAAAGACAGGAGCATTAGGATTATAAATAGGTTTCCATTTTCCATCCTTAAACTCTCTAGCAGTAAACCAAGCATGCATGACATCTCTTGGCATATTAGCAACTGCAAATCCCCAGTTGATTCCAGTAGCAAAAGTTCTAAGTACAGCTGAGCCTGAAGCATATCTCATCATCTGGCTTAGTCTATAACTTAGTTCAGGATTACTGGTAATCCATTCTTTAGACATTTCAGGTGAGATGTAGATAGACTTTCTCTCTCCACCTTCGTATACAAACAACCTATCCCAACCTGTAGGGATCATATCATCTTTACTTTCCTTAACACGAACGAAAGGATTTTTTGGGTCTGAACGTGCAACATCTAGTAATCCTCTGTTCGCTTCATTATTCATGATCCTTCCATAAGCTCTATTGAATACTTCAAGCGCCATGATTTCACTAGAGGGTTCAAATATATCTGTATCTCTACCCTTCGATAATGATTCAACTCCAGAGTCATATACAGTTCTTCTCTTCGCACCTACCTTTTGCTTCTGTCGTTTATCATAGACATCGACAAGTTTAATTTTCCGATAGTTGTGAGAGACCAGAGCATCGAATTCACCTTGGGAAATCAATCCAGAATCCAACATATCCTGAAGTGGTTTCTTCATCCATTCAAAGTAAGCATCAGCACGTCTACGGAGTTCAGTTGCTTTCTCTGGAGATAGTTTCTCTAACTGTCCAAACAACTCACGATATGCTGCAGAGTTTACTGGTTTAACTTCATCAGGGAAATTGAATTGCTTAGCAGATTTATACTGGCCAATATCTACCATGCGATCAGCAAGGATTAGATTATCAAGCACAGATTTTTCATGTTTATTTAGTCCACTGTAAACTTCCTTCTGCATCTGTTTCAACATCGCAGCGGAGATTGAACTAGCACCCTTTGACAGATACATTTTCTGTACTACTTCATAACCTTGAGGACCTAATTTATCAAGTAACCTTCCACGGATATTTCCAGAACGATCAATGAAAGCACGGTTGAATTCTTCTCTAACCATTTTAGCTGCAGTACCTGGTTTAAATGCTTTCATTCCTCTAGCATGTTTAGTATACTTTATTACTTGCTTAGCACCTTCGATGATCTTCTTAGCACCAATGTCTATGATAGGGTCTCCGGAGTAGAGTTTATTTGAAATTGCAGTATCTACTACTCCACCTGGTATTGCACCACCAATACCTTCTTTTTGAATCATCTTATCTAATGTCTTCCAAGGTGGTGTAGCTTTACGTTCCTTAGTTGTCATGGTACGTTTAGCTTCAACTAATCTAGCTTCCATTTCACCAGGAGTTCTTATATATCTACTTTTAGCTTCATCTAAATTTAATATCTCCCTATGTAGAAAATCAATATCTATATGAGGTATATCAGATTCAATTCCAATTGCTTTAAGATCACTTACCATATCTCCACTTCTAAAGTTAGGCTTATTAGTACCCATGTATTTATATTTTACTGAGTCTATTTTTGTAACTACCTCAGGAGATTTAGCTGCACTTTTAAGGGTATCAAGGAATTCATGGGCAAGTTTAACTACTTGATTACTAACACTACTACCTCCAAATGCATCTAATCTTTCATTAACTACATGTTGAATCTCATGAACTAAAGTATCTTTATTCTGTCCCCTTAATGTTATAGTATTTGTACTAACATTAAATGACCCTTCTATAGATTTCCCTGGAAATATTGTAAGATCTATATCTTTAATTTCAGGAAGTATTTTATATAGAGCTGGATGATCTAATACATTACCAACCTTTCCAGTCCATGCATTACCTTCATACTCTTCTTTTGTTATTAGTCCTTCTATATATTTCTGACGTGTAGCATTTCTCCCTGGCATAGTAATCTTAGCTGTTTTCCAAATATCCCTAACTGCTGCAGGAAGTTCATCTACTGGAATCATCATATTCAATCTCTCAAGTGAAGGCCTTCTTCGAATAACATCTGGAGAGATTTCAGTTTGTTTAATTTTTAAACGATCTAATTGCCTTGCCCAGGTTGCTGCTTCACTAACATTCTCTTTCCACACCAAGAAGTCTGCACCGTTGATAAAGTTAGGTCGAAGCTCTTCTGCTCGTGCTGCTAGAGTACTTAAACTCTCCCTAACTGCTTCAACAGGAATACTCTCATCTCCATGATACCACTGGTTTATATCATTGATAGATTTTTGAGTAAAGAGTTCTGGATCTTCCAGCACAGCTCTATCACGTTCTGCATATAATTTAGCATAAGTATCTGTAAGTTTCTTATCTTGGAAAAAAGGAGATCGTTCACCTTCAAGTGACTCTACTTTAACACCAGTAGCTTGGTCGATAGGTTTGATTGGTCTTGTAAGAGAATCAATTTCAGCTTGCCACTTATGTGTAAATTCTTGTTCACTTGCATCTTTAATCCCTTTCTCAATTGCTCTAGATTTAAAGACATTAGTTATTTCATTCCCTTCACTATCATACCACTTGCCATCTTTCTTGGTATAATCATTGCCTTTCTTGCTGGTGAACTTAGGTTCAACCTCTGGCAATGCTGGCTTGATTTCTTCAACAGGTCTCAACTTAGCTTTAGCAACTTCCTCTGTCTGCCTGCCAATCTCTTCTCTAATCAAAACATCTTCAGAAACTTTCTTCGCAATAACTTCAGCTTCCAGCTCTAATTGTTTCTTCTCTACCGCTAGAACTTTCTTCTGAGCTTCTCTCATTATAGGATCAGGAATAATCTCTACAGCTTGCTCCTTGTTGATAATCTCTTCTGCCTTCTTCGTAACCTTCTCTGCATCTGCAGTGAACTTACCCCTACTTCCTCTATGCAAGGCCATACCCATAGCAGCCATACCAGATATATCGCCTGCAAACTTTGCAGCTCCTTGGATATTAGGATACTCAGCAAATCCTTCCCATCCAGCAACTTTCTGTCCGGTAGCTGAAAGAGCAGAAAGCGGTGCCATGATTACCTGTGTTGCCAACTGAGATTCAGGAGTAGGTTGACCTATTAATGCCTGCTTAGCTGGATCAAAGAACTCCATTCCTTCACCCATGCCTTCAGCCATTTTATTATAGATTTCATTTAGATTAAATGTCTCACCTATAATGAGTTGATCAAGAGCTTCCTTCCCACCTTTACCAATAGCATCAAGAAGGCCTGTGAGAAATCCAGGGATAGATAAAGCAAAGTCAAGTCCACCTCTAATGGTTTCCATAGGATGAGTTGCTAAAGTTGATAGTCCCTGAAGAGTCTCCGAGATGACATTGCCTGCAGAGTTAGCATCTACATATGGATTACCTTCCACATCCATAGGTATACCATCCTCACTGAATCCACCTGCAGGTTGTGGTCCCATACCTTTCATTCCCATATAGGCTTTCATACCTGGAGAGATTATGCCATAGGGTGACGCTGCAGTATCAGTATAGAAACTCTTAGGATCTGCAACATCTTTCTTCTCCATAGGAATTATCTCAGGTATTGGAACCTCTGGAACCTCAGGGGTAGCAAACAACTGATCAGTTAAACTCCCTCCACTATCCTGAGAGAATAACTGATCTGTTAATGAAGTTTCTTTCTGCTGAAACAATTGATCAGTTAGGCTACTAGTTGGCATATACCACCTCGGTAATAGATCCATCTTTCCATTTCACAGACCAGACAAAGTCACGACCTCTTAATGATTGTTCAAGAATCTTCCCACCTGCAGATTTAATCTTGGAGTTAATAAAGGATTCCTTCTTCCTAATCTTCTCCATCTCCATTTTCTGTGGATCATCTGCAAATTGAAACAGTTCATTCTGTACAGTTTCAGTGTTAATAAACTTATCAACATCAGGATTTAATCCTTTAGGATCAGAGAAGTAAGATATACTAGCAACAGTATCCTTCATCTTCTCTACATCTTTCTTCTCACCCAAAGTCAATCCACCACCAAGGGCAGTTATATCCCTATACCATTCATTGAAAGAACCTTTAAATCCACCTTCCACAGCTCGTTCATAATCCTTCTCATGAGTAGTTCTAGCATCTTTTTGAAATTCTGCAAACGAACCTTCAAATCCATCCTTCACTGCATACTCAAAGTTTTGAATCGCAGAGGTTCTTTCATCTTTACCCATTGCTCTAACAGCATTAAGCATTGAAACATTAGAACTTTGTCTCGCTGTCACAGCATTCATTCTAGCAGTCTCAGCAGCAGTTTTCCCTGAAGCTGTCTTACCTGCCAATTCATCTTTCATCATTTTAAATCGCAGCGCCTGCATTAAATCATTTGGCGTCAGTCCCGCTAGATCGGCAGCTGTCAGAGTATCTAGGGGACTAGAGGAAGGGTTTACATACGGACTCTTTGCCATCTCTGGTTCAGTCTTAGGAGCACTGAAAGTAGCACCTTCACCCATACCAGGATTAACCTGTTGAGCTGGTGACATGCTAGTAGTATCTAATCCAAATGATTTAGGATCACCAGTCATAGACTGCAATGCACTACTAGGTAATTTCATAGTAGTATTATCTCTATCCATTGTAATCTTAGCTCCAGATGGTAATTCAGCACCACCTGCACCACCACCCAGCAAAGTCTGCATGAGTTTCAATTGACTTTGGTTAGCCATGTTTTGTGTAGTTACTGCATTTGCACCCTGTGCAACCTGACTCATATCGCCTGCAGCTACACCAGGTGCCATAGCTCCCAAATATTGCTGCATTAATTTCCAGTTCATTCCTGTATCGGCTTCAGCCATTTCTTTATCCTCCAATAGATTGTTTAATATTTAAACGATCTTATTTTATCCAGTCATATAGCCAAGAGCAAAACCAATAACTGCTCCAACTGGTGCACCTGCTCCAGAAGTAGTACTACCAGCTATCATAGCACCTGTCATAGCACCTGCCAATCCAGACTGCATTTTCGATGGACCTTCTGTACCTGGTTGCGTTTGAGAACCTGCAATTGCTCCAAGTAGATTAGATCCAAATTTAATCATGTTCAAGTCCCACATAGCATCTGATACATCAACTTCATTTAAATATTTTTCTTCTTCAGTCTTAGCTAATATTTTAATTCTTTTACTTTCAACTAAAGCTCTCATATATCCATCTTCCCATGCAACCTTACTGAGAAAAATACTAATCATATTGTTAGTAGCTTCAACTGTCAAAGCTTCAACTTTAATATCCTTTTCCATATTTAGCTTAGCCATATTAACATCTTTATCTAAATTAGCTGTAGAAGCAACAACCCTTAATCCAGATTCATGCTTGGCAACTTCCCTTGTCCTGAAACCTTCAATTACAGCTTCACCAATAACAAAGGCTGAACTAACTACAGCATTAATATTTCTCATACCACCTTCATAACGTGGAAGGACCTTTGTAGTTACTTCATCATCTAAACTATCTGAAAAGGCTGCAGTGTCAAGAAGAATCTCTGCATCTGTAATGTCAGCTACAGTTCTATCAGCAATAGCTATTGATGCACCAGCAGCAACAAACAAAGCTGCCCAATCTGTAGCTGGATCAACTCCTGCAAATGTTGCAGCAAATGCAGTTATAGCAGCTTCCCACTCCGCAATATCAGCATCTGGATCATATATAGTAGCAGCTGCCCAAGGTGAATTACCAATAGCTGCATTCAACAATGTCATTGAAGAATTACCAGCATCTAATGTTTCAGTAGCTGCCTTATCCAATAGAGCAGCATGGTAGTCCATCATATATGTTGGGTAGCTAACAGCACCAGATGTTCCTCCACCTCCACCCATAGAATGGATAATACCTTTCTGTAACTTATCTATATTATTCATAGTTTCTCCAGTAAACTATTAATATCAAATGAACAGTATGTCCAATCAGCATTACCACCCATCTTCTTTGTCAAGTCAATCATATAAGGAACCGTTGTATAGGCTACTACCTTAGTACATTTCTTACTTCTCCCATACTTCAATAATGCCTGCAGGCCTTCAAGCCAAGTTTCATGTGAAACCTCAGTATATCCATAAAGAGAATATATCAATAAGCTTCTTGAATCAGTAGCTTGTTCATATATTATATCAGTTACTATTATCCCATCAAGCTTTCTATTATCTTCGTCTACTTGATAAGATGCCCAACAAAGTAACTTCCCACTAAGCAACGCACCTAGGATTCTATTCATTTTATCTGGATGATCACCTGCAGTAGGTGGTAGAGATTGTTCAACTGCATACTTAATAATATCCCAGAAATGTGAAATCTGTTCAGGTAGTAAAGGATTTATCATTATCTTTGTCCTCTCGGTGGCGGAGCGTAGACTCCTCTTATTCCTCTTAGATCAGTCATTTTGTATCGTACTTTAATATAACCAATTCTTGTATTATCATAAGTTGGATCAAACTTTAGATTAACTCTAAAGGCATTACCAGCTGCAATGATAGCACAGACACCTTCATTATTCACAGGTTTGTAATCTGTAGTTCCATATGAATCTAGGGTTAAATAATAATCAATAGCAATCTTTGGACTATCAACTACCATTATATCTGTTTCAACAGAGAAGATTGTTTTCTGTCCTCTATATCCAAAGTCAAATGCTCCAGTAGTTATCAATGCTTCATAAGTATCTTCAGCATCTGGAAACATATAAGTCTCTCCATCACTCTCCCATACTGCTGAAGGATGTTGAGGTACTTCAGTCATTCCCTGTGGTGAGAGAAGGAATGTTTTTGTACTGTTGCCAATGTAGAAATCTTTATTAAGTGGATCATAAGTTACAATGATATCTTCATTACCAACAAGCTGATCTACAACATGCTGATAACCAAGTTCCTTTATTCCTTCATCGGTAATTTCTCTTATTCTCTTATCTTTTCCAACATACACATGACGATTGAGACTAGCACCAACAGCTCCTTTGTTAATTAATCCTACATCATCTAACTCAGTAAAGCCAAAGGTAACAGATGGTTCAGTAACTGGAGTCATTAGTGTAATGCCTTTAGATGAATAGCCAACTACTTTATTCTTCAACCTTCGAACATTAAACACTTCTCCACCATAAGGACATCTACGATAACCTGCAGTGTTCTTTCTACCAGGTGTAAAGTCAATGTCGTTAATCTTAGACCAGATATAGAATGTCTCATCACAGTCATGCCAAGAATCAAAGGCAGCTCCATTCCATATCCCAGTAACATTACCACCTACAGCTTGACCCTTGAAATTGCATATAGTTCCCATTACTGGAATGGTAGCAGAGTCTCTGAAAGGAATCCAATTAGGACCTGTAGAATCCCAGTGAATCATTATAACTCCATTGGCCATAATAGCATACTCACCAAAGTCTGCCATCTCCATTAATGTACCTACACCAAATGTCAACTCGTCAATTGAAAAGATGTTAGTAACTACAGAGTGATCATCGTTGACTGAATATACATCATCTTCTTGATTAACAGTATCTCGGATAACTAGAATATTCCAAGATTCACCAGATAGATATTGTGGAAAAGGCCAGTCATAGTACATATCAATTGCAGGTGGTAAAGGATTTTCTTTCTCTATATATAATTCCAGTTGTCCCTTACCAACACGAAAACCAAGTGCTTCATTCAAAACTGGAAGATTAAACTTATTAATATCAAAAGGAGATATTCCAGTTAGGAGTGCTTCATCTATTTCAAGTTCAAATTCTCTCATTTTAGTCCTTTGTTATTCTTCAATGAGATCTTTTTCTAATACATTGTCCACTCTGGTTTCAAGATCATCTATTAAAAATTGCTTTACTTTAGCTTCCTTAATACTAGGAACCCAGAGAAATGAAACCCAGACTTCTTTAATAGGATTATTTTTTTCGCTGAGTGATTTAATAGACACAGTTAATCTATCACCACCTTTGACTTTTATAACAAGACATATCTCAGCCCTCATAGATGAAAAAGCAAAGCTTTCTGATTTGCTTGAATCTTTACTGACTAATGATACAGATATTTCTACAGCATCTTTAGGCTTACTATCTAAACATATTAAAGCTTTACCAATTTCACCACTAGTACAAAACATATACTTTAATACATCACCTGAAATATCCTCACCTACCACACAATTAGATATTGGATAAGGAGTCATTGCAATAGATGTATTTTGCTTAGATCTCCTTAACAAACGTTGAAGAATTCTTTCAATAAAAGATATTCGCTTTTCATCTATCGGTGAACCTTTTACAAATTTAGGTTGTCTCATAATTAATCCTCTATTTGTGATACTTCAGAAATCATTTCTTCAACCATATCCATACCTAGTTGTTTTGCTTCCACAGCAATTGAATTACTCCAGTCATTAACACCTTGAGTATTTCTATTAATGATTTCTATTTGACGCATAGCAGACATTATTAAAAGCATTGGATTAGATACAGTCCAATAATTTTCATCTGTTTCTTCAATCAATTCATGAGAGTAGAATAATCCCTTTATCTCAATAGAAAGTTTCTTATCAGTAGGTGCCATTATTAAGACAGAGTTAAATCCGTAAGCATTACCTGCAGATACATCTACGTAGCCTAAGAATGATTCAAAGTCTTCAGCGGTAACATTTTCTGGAATGTACCTTGTAAGTGCAGGTGAGTAGTAAAGTGAAGAACCACTATCCATTCCTGAAGGAAGTGTAGTCATATATCCAGCTATTAAGTCTGGAAGATCTTTCTTTTTAAGCTGCCATCTAGCCTCAGTTGTTGCAGCCCAGACTTCCTTAATAGCACGACAGTCCTGGAAATGGACAGCGAAGCCGTCTATTTCTAGAAACTTATATGCAACAGCCCAAGACTTTTGAGTTTCATCTAAACGATCTAAAAACTTCCTACCTTCATTGATATAGAAATCAGCACCATTATCGGTAAAGTCTTCATTAACCAGATCGAATCGACCTGAGACTTCTCTAAACTTTTCTCTAAATTGTAATAGATTCATTTTATTATCCTTGCTAAGAAACGGACTGGAGGACCGAAATGATCCCCCAGTCGTTTATTGGCCCCAGGAGGTTAGCTATACTGTGTTATCTAAGCCAACACCGTGGAGGATAGCACACTTCTGTGGCAGACCAAATTCAAGACCACACTCAGTGAGATATTCCTCGTTAATACCATCAATCCGTCTCTGGCCATAGCCTTCAGGATGGGATTTAGATTTACTCTCACCATAGAAATGAGTATCATCAATATACTTATACTCCATTTCTTTAGGTTCAAGAATAATTCCCATGTTACGAGTTGTATCATCATGGCTAAACAACGGATGAGTTTTCATATGGATAGATCCAAACGGGGTTAGCCATTCGCGAATCTGCATACCATAGGTTTTTTGTCCAGGTGTAATCTGAACCTGTCCACTCGACTGTGCAAGAGCATCAATACCAAGCAGGAAGCCAGAACCACACAGGCAAAGTTTACTATCAGCACCATAGCGGAAGATTAATTCAAGCATAGCCTTCAACCAGGTTTCACCACCAGCTGTCCACGTCTGACCTGAGTAAGTAGCATTAGTAGAATAGTCATCTACATTGTTAGGTGCATAGGTATTAATAAAAGGAATCACACCCATAGTAGTACGTTCAGGCTTACCATTGTCACCAGTGTTTTCAGTTCTGATACCAAAGATATAAGCCAACTCCATTTCCCAAGAATGCATTTCAAGAGCTTCGGCTTTTGCCTTCTGATAATCATTACCAGTGCGCAGTCGAGTCTTTAATGCAGTACGAGTGATAGACAAAGGTGTACGAAAGATTTGAGTATAGTTGTACACCTTAGTCGGATTCTGAGCAATGGCATCAGGCATTTCACCACCCTCAGGATTAACATTACCGATGATCTTAAAAGTATCACAATCACTGAGATCATTGGTAGTTGAATTATCATCATCTTCCAGTAATCTAATTGCAAGTACAGAGTTTACTGCACCTCTGGTTACATTAACTACCTTTGCATTAACATCTACACTATAGTCAGCTGCAACACGCAGAAGAATCTGATGGCCAGACCTAATAAGATTTGCAAGTAAAGTTGTAACCTGAACATAGAGTGGATCACCTGCAACACCACCAGTTACATATGCAGATGAAAGATCGGATAAGAGGTATACACCTTCTACATCGCCACCAACTGGTGTTTGCTCCTGTGTCCACCAATGGAACTGAGGATCATCTACACTCTTAGATCCCATCATTGAAAGAATTGCTGTTAGTGGAGCCATACCATTTGGGTAAAGTTTAAGTATTTGCTGTCTCCAGTTCATAGGTCTCTGATCATCAACCCAATCACCAGTTCCACGCATCCCTAAGAATCCAGTCATAATTAGTCCTCCGTTATATTTTAAGTTTTAAGCAAGTCGATAAGCTACAAATGTATTCGCAGCAGTTTTCCTAACTCTAAATGTACCAGTACCCATGTAGTAAGATACTTCAAATTCATTAGAGTGTACAACAGCATTGCCAACAATAGTGAATCTAGCTGCAGCTGTTACAGTTATAGTATTTGCATCTGCAGGTGAAAGGTTAATAATGGTAAAGTCAAAAGAATCATTGACTTTAATGAAAGATGTTAAAGCAGCATCCATAACTGTGCCAGTAGGCAATGTATAAGCCTGTGTACCACCTTCCGCATGATTACCAGTGATAAGACCATTAAGGATAGCAGCAGTAGTTATTGTAGCTGCTACAGTCATTGCTACTGGAGCTTCCTGTCTCCTACCACTAGGCAACCTAGTCATGATCTCAGAGTGGCTAAACATTATACCACGTCTTAAAAGATCACCAAATAAACTCATAATTTCCTCCTATCAATTAAGACCGTTTGATTATTAAACGATCTGGTTATTGTTAAGGTTGGAATTTAGGGAATAAATCATCCCATGTAAATCTAAATGCACCTACCATATGCCAATAAAGTCCATCACTATACCATAGCGAAGGAGCACAACTTTCATAATATACTACATCATCTGTCCAACACTCTGAATCACCATTATGAGTGATGGTTACAGAATTAAACCAATCTGCTTCACGAACAAGGATACTATAGAATCGTCCTTGCGCTGCAGATACTGGAGGAAGAGTAACAGTGATAGGTCCAGTATCTGCATTTGCCTTTGGTCGTAGTACATAGTCACGAGTATTCATGGTATAGTTGGCTGTAGGATTATGATATTTGTCAACTATTACTTTATCGTGCTGTGCTGATTTATCTTCAAGCATAGTGTTTCCTATTCATCAGCTGCAACAAACTTCTCATATAAAGAGAAATGTTGTTCAGTTAATTTTGCCTGACTGTTTAAATTGTTAAGTTCTTTCACTATCAGTTTTGTAACAACTTCACCAATAGCAAAGTCTCTTATAGGAATAAGGTCAGTTGGTACCCCATCTATAATCGTACCAGGATTCCAAAGCATTTGCTTACCTTCCAGATGAAATCCAAGGACTTTATTTTCTTCCTCGGTAAAGGAAATTTCTTCTTTAACTACTCTAAGAAGTCTAAGATTAGCAAAAGTTCCTTCTTGTGGAAGCACTTGAGACAATACTACTCTTTCTAATACATTTAGTAACATTGATATATCTCCTTAAGATATCCTGGTAGGTGATCACGGGAAGGTTGGCCAGGAACCAACCTTTCAGGCACGTGTCCCTATCCCGTGAAGTTGTTTAAATCTTACTGATCAGCCCATTCAGTATCAATAACAGATTCATCATAGAATGGAACATAATAGTGAGTTCCATTACAGTCAATTTTGATAACACCTTCTGCTGAATCAGCATCAGTAATTGTGGTTGTAGCTACCCTTGCACCATCAGTCATATCAGCGTCCAGGAACCTAAAAGCATGGTGAATGTAGGAACCGGCCTCAGCTTCAAACTTAATACCACTACCCATTCTAGCAGAGACTACGGAAAGAAGATGAATACCAGCTATGTTGTTATTAGTTCCACAACGAACTTCCATACCATAGTCACAGTAGTTTCGCATTATTGTCTTAATACAAGAAACAACTCCAACAATGTCATCAACAGAACCACAATCAAACTGACCGGCGATTAACTCTTTATCAAGAGTTCCACCAGATGCAATGCTAGCAACGGCTAACAGTGCATAACAACCACCAGTTGCAGACAAATCACAGGCTACACCTGCAACTGACATAGATGCAAATACACCTACATGTTGGTTAGACCCAACGATGTCATCTGGTGTTGTCTGTGCTCCAGATATATTACACTTACCCCAGATTGCATATGAATCCTGGACTGAGTGAGCTAGGTCAATTCTAACATAGTGACCAATCATGAAACCTTCATCACCAAACGTTGCTGAAGATGCCAAGGTCATATACTTACCCATAAGGTAATTTCCATCTGTGATCGCAGCGGTAAGATCCACACGTTCAATAACTACTGATGCAGCTACAGCACCTAGAGCAAGGGCTGTTCCAGATAGGTCTTTAGCTACAGTAACAGCACCAATGTTGAAGCCAGTACCCCAGGTATTGTTGATGAGAATCTGGGCAGCATCGGTGGAAGCAGCAAAAGAATGATGCTTCCACTGCATACCATCTGAATAAAGCACTACTCTTTCTCCAGGCTCTGTTAAAACAATATCACCAGTCCAACCTTCAGATTCATCTTGATTTTGAACAGTGACAGTTAATACAGCACTTACATTACCTCTAGCAAGAATAGAATAGAATCTACCTTTTGATTCAGCTACAGTTGGTAAGGTAACAATAATAGCTGCTGCAGCTACAGTAGGACGTACTATATAGTCCCTAGTTGTCATTTCATAATCAGCAGCTGGATCGTGGTACTTATCAACAACTACTTTGTCATGTTGTGCACCTCTATCTTCAAGAGACATAATTATCCTCCGTTAGTGATCGAGTACCTCATCCATTGCATCAAGTTCTGATACAAGTGAAGAGGTATCTGGTTTTTGGTTAGTTCCTCTCTTATTTCCTTTGTTACCAGGAAGTTTAGGTACCTTTGGTTTATCTTTAATTTTATCTTTAACTACAGTCTTCTTGTGTAATTCAAGACGCTTGCGTGTCTCAGCTTCAACATCACCTAATATATCCTGGTAGGGTTTATCTGGATTTGCAGAAGCTATCTCCTCAAACACTACAGCAACAACCTTCTTGAATGGTTTAAGGTCTTCATTATCTGCATAGAATTCATCACTAGCTTTTTTCAATGCAGTTGTTACTTGAATATTGTTTTTTATAATGTCAGGTATTGAACGAAGAATACCCTCACCACCAGTTTTAACTTCTTCTTTTGTTAATTCAACTCCTTTCAAAAACACTTTGTTTAAAAGTTTATCAAATGCATCTGGGTCTCTAGTCAATTCATCAAGGTCCTGGCCATCAAGGAAGTTTTGTTCCTCTATTGGTTTTGGCTCTGGATCTACTACAGGTTCAGGTTCCTTTGGCTTTACCAATGCTTTAAGTTCTGCTACTGAATCTTTCAATCCAGCAATTTCAGCATCTCTTGGATCTACTACAGGGTCCGGTTCTGGATCAACTACAGAATCAGGATCAAGTTTCGGGTCAGGGCCAGGATCCAATTTAGGATCTATCACTAGATCAACATCTGGATTGGGAGCAGGATCATCCACTACCGGTGCAGGGTCAGGATCAGGAATTGGATCAGGATCTGGTTCCGGTTCAACAGTAACTTCATCTGCAGTTAATGATTCTTCCATTTTTTCAATTTCTTCAACCAAGTCATTACCCATTAGCTAACCTCCACGTTAGTTTGTTAAATTATTAAACGATCTTAAACATGTACAGTTCTGTAAAGCTCTTGCCAATATCCATAGACAGCAGCTCCATCACCATCTATATTTACCAATGCTAAAATATCATCAGCATCAGGAGCAAACTCTGTTGCAACTGGCAGGTGATTTAAATAGAATGTTCCATCTGCTTTCAGAATACTATCCCATAAGTCAACATTTGCATCTTGGAATATAAACACCTTTACCATCCCTTCAGTTCCACCAAGAATAGTTACCAAATCAGCTACACCAACACCTGTACATTTAACTATCTCAAATCCATAAGATCCAAGATCAGTACCTACAGATAAAGATGTAACACCAGCAGCAATGCTCAGATCAGTAGTACCTACATTTCCAGAACCTGATACAGCATTGATACCTACTCTATTTGCTCTTATATATCCAGGAAGTTCACTAACCTGTCTTTGGTCTGTAGGTTCATTTACGTTTAGAGTCATCTTTTTTATCCTCCAAAATTTGTAAGAATATATCTAATATACCTATCATATAATTAGTTGCTTTTACTCTACCGTTGATGTCTCCGATGTGGATTAGGACACTTGCAGTACTAGGATTTTCAGTAGCAGCATCATCTGCTATAGAATTCATCTCACCTGCAAATCCTTCTTGCCATGCTCTAAGCTCTCGCTTTATATCAGCCCAGAGTAAAGATTCTTTAAATTCATCTATCTGATCCTTAGTTGCATTTACTGTAATTTCATCTAACATTATGCTTCTCCTGCAGGTATTAGATTTCCAGCTTGTACTTGATTTACTACTTGTTCATCAGGCATTGTAGTTGGCTGAATCCGATCAACATTCCGCTTAAAATCCTCAACATTCTTTGCACCAAGTTGAGTTGCAATATATGTGAATATTCTAGTTATATCAAATTCTTTCCTCAAGTCAGGATCTTCACCTATTGTTTTAAACATCTGTAACCAAGCTTCAGAGAAATTACCACCTGGAATTGAGCCATCTCGGACTATTAAATCTGTAGCAATGGAAATATCTAGTGGAGATACAGGAATCTTTTTCTTATTATAGGTCTTCATTAACTGCTGTTCATGCCTACCTGTAATATTTACAAAGGTTTCATTAGTCATATATTGTTGAGTATGGACACCAAACATAGTTCCTGTATCCTGCATGAATTGCATACCTATGATCATCGCAAGACGTTGTAGACGAGAAAATGCAGATCCTCGTGTACCCTGAAATTCACCCTTTGTCACTCGTTCAGGACCACCTGAACGCTGAGCACCCTGCATAGATGCATCTGCACCTGAAATGCGGTCCATTAGATTGGTAATATATCCAGCATCACCTATGTTAGCACGAGTAATATCCTGGACTGCAAGTTGTTGAACTACCTTGTCAACTCCTCTACCCCATGCAGGTCGACGTAAGCGGATGAGTTTGCCAGGTGCTGGATCTTTCAAATCATTTATATTAACCAGATATGGATCAACAACTAACATATCATTGATAGCTTTTCGTACATTAGCTATATGTGAATTAAAGAGGAAATCTAATGTAGTTTGTAAACCACTAAGAATTTCCAATCTACTAACAGGTGTAACTGAATAGCCATCGTATTCAGGTGATGATACCGCCACAGGATACATTCCATGATTGTGGTCAGCTTTCTCACACATAGTAATGATACTATCTGAGGATAACTGAAAGAACCATTTTTCAGGATATTCACCAGGGCCTAATTTCCATTCCTTTGGTATAAGATTAACATACATCTTGATATTATCTACAGGATTTGTAGAGGTACCCATACCTCGATGTATTTCAGTAGATCCACCATACTTGCGTTCTCTCTCACTTTGATCTAAGGCTAATGTAGATCTCTTATTTCCTGCAAGTTTAACATACTTAACATTGAATACTCCAGAGTCAGGATTAACTTCCTCTGAAAGCATGTTCATTATATTATCACGTTCTAGCCAGCCTGCAAATTCACCTTTTTGTATATCAGCACTAGACACAGATGGATCAGGTAGCCACATATAAGGATCAATGTTAGTTAGATCATTACCTTCAAATATAAGTTTATCAACAAAAGTTACTCTTTCTTCATTATTAACACCTAAAGGACTTTCAGAAGTTACACTAGATTTAATAGGAACTTTACCATTAATCCTTCTCCAACCAGGGATTCCAACACCTATACCATAAGCTAAAGAATCTCGAATTACAGTGTGAACTGCAAGAGGAACCTTAGTCTTGATACAATGTAGACGAATCACCATCTCCAATAACATTCCACCTATTGTATCATCATCTTCCACACCTTCATATTGAAACATAGGATCTTGAAAAAAGGCCATTGACATATAAGTTAACAACGATTCAAGTACTGAATAGGTATGGGGGATTACTATCGAAACTGGCTTCGTAGGATCCTTTTTCTTAAGTGCATCTTCCTTATCTTTCAATGGAATGTAGGTTGTTAAAGTCTTATCAATTTCACGCCAACTAGGGAAACGCTTGGAAATCTCATCTCTAGATTCTCTAGCCCGTTCCCAGATTTTATTTTTGAGGCTTTTGTGAAAATCAGAACCAGGTTTTAGATCTAATCCATAAGGATAATCATAGTCAAAGTTTTCCTTTGTGTAGATAGAATCCTTATTGCTAGATGGCTCACCTTGTACAATGTACATTAGTTGATCCTTTTATTAAGTTTGTTTAATAATTAAACAATCTATTTATCGTGGTCAGCACGGCTCCCGACTCGGTTTATTCAATTACAAGATATTTCCCACCAACCTGTAAGTATTTCCCACCAACCTGAATGTATTGCGTTCCTGATTCCGGTGGGACCTCAGGAGAAACATCAAATGAAATTGTAAGCGTGTTCGACTCATTCGCAGTTGGGTCTTGGCACGCTACATAATATGTGTAGGAAGCATCGCAAGCTAACG